CTATTACCTTCTTTAATTGTTTATCAATTACTAGGTCAAATTATCACAAAGATGGCTAGTGGCATGATGGGTGCTTTAAAAACCAATGAACAGTTTAGTAATTCACTTAACCAGGTAAAAGTTAATTTACTAACTGCATTTTATCCAATCTATACGGCTATTTTACCAGCAATTAATGCATTCATGAGCGCTTTAGCAGCACTCACGGGTCAGCTGGCTTCATTCATTGCAAATGTATTTGGAACGACCTATCAAGCCGCTAAACAAGGGGCTAGTGGTTTATATGATAACGTACAGGCCATGAATGATACAGGCTCATCTGCAAGTAAAGCTAAGGAAAAAGTAGATAAACTTCAACGTTCATTAATGGGTTTTGACGAAATCAATCGAATTGGATTAGATAATAATTCAGATGATGATTCATTGGATGGTAATTCTGGTAGCACACCTAGTGTTGATTTTGGTAAAGCAACAGGTAATTATGAGACACCAACTTGGATGAAAAATATGCAGAAGTTACTGCAAGATTTTTTCAAACCATTTCAAGATGCATGGAAAAATCAAGGTCAAAAAGTTATAGATGCATGGAAGTATGCATTAGGTGAAGTGATTGGTTTAGCTAGTTCAATTGGCAAGTCATTCATGGAAGTTTGGACTAACGGAACAGGTCAGAGATTCATTGAGAACCTGCTAATTTTACTTGCGGACATGCTTAATATTGTAGGTGATATTGCCAAGGCTTTTAAAGATGCATGGAACGATGATGGTCGAGGGACTGCATTAATCCAATCAATTTTTGATATGTTTAATGGTATTTTAGAACTTTTGCATTCTATTGCTACTGCTTTCAGAGAAGCTTGGAATGATGGCACTGGGGAATCCATTGCAGCTAATTTACTTGAAATATTTACTAATATTTTCAATACTATTGGCAATCTAGCGAATCAATTTAAAAAAGCTTGGGATGAAGGGGGAACTGGCAAGGATATATTCTCTGCTATCCTTGGAATTATTGATGACGTTTTAGGACATATTAACAATATGACTAAAGCAACTTCTGATTGGGCTAAAACACTTAATTTTACACCTTTGTTAAATTCAATAAAGAAATTGTTGGAATCAATCAGACCTCTTTCCAATAAAATTGGTGACGGACTTGAATGGTTCTATAAAAATGTTCTATTACCACTTGCAAAATATAGTATTGAGGATTTAATACCTGCGTTTTTAGATGCTCTAAAAGGAGCTATCGATTTACTTAGTGGTGTTATTGATGCATTTAAACCAGCGTTTGACTTTTTATGGAATAGTGTTTTAAAACCACTTGCTGAATGGAGTGGTGGTGTAATTGTCGATGTTTTGAAGGCTCTAGGCGATGTTTTATCAACTATCGGTAGTTGGTTATCAGAACATGCGGAAGGTTTTTCAAATTTTGTTATTGCTTTCGGTTCTTTCGTTGCTGCCATAAAAATAATCGGTGCTATTGGTACTGTTATTGAAGTTTTATCAGGTATTTTCACATTCCTTTCTGGAATTGGAGGTCTAGGAGGTGTACTTTCTGCTGTTGGTACAGCTATTGGTACTGTTGTTGGTATTCTAGGTGGTCCAATTACAATTGCTATTGGTGTTGCGATAGCGGCAGGTGTTTTACTTTGGAAAAATTGGGACACTGTAAAAGAAAAAGCTGGTCAGTTAAAAGATTGGATTGGGGAAAAATGGGATAACATCAAAACCGCTACTTCAGAAGCATGGGACAATGTAAAAAATTGGAGTTCTGAAAAGTGGGAGAGCACCAAAGAAACAATTAAAACTTCAGCAAGTAATGCTTGGGATAGTATAAAAACCAACTGGAATAATATAAAAGATAAAACTTCAACCACTTGGGATGACATCAAGTCTAAAACAATTAGTACATGGGATGATGTTAAGTCTAAAACAAGTAATTCAGCTAAAGATGCATGGTCAAATGTAAACAGTTGGTGGTCAAATTTAAAGAGAGATACGAATTCTACTTTTGATGAAATTGTAAATAAAGCAAGAAGTTTCGGTTCAAGTATAGGTAGCGCCTTATCTGGTGGTTGGTCATATGTGTATAACGGCATGAAATCTCAATTCAAAGGCATGGTAGAAGGTGCGCAATGGGGTGTTAATCAAGTTATAAAAGGCGTTAAGTGGGTCCTAAATGCTGTAGGCGCACAAGGAACAGCGAATGGTATATCTGAGTGGTGGCCATCATATGCCAAAGGTACAAAATACCATCCAGGTGGCTTAGCACTTGTCAATGATGGGTCTGGTCCTTACCAAGAAATGTATCAATTACCAAATGGTAAGACTGGTATCTTTCCAAAACAACGTAACATGCTCGTAAACTTACCGAGAGGCACACAAGTCTTAGATGGTAAAAATACTGCTAAAATTGTTGGTGCTCCCGCATACGCAGGCGGTATCTTCGGTAGTGATTTCTTGAAAGATTTTAAAATACCAAGTTTTAACTTTGATTTTGATTTTAGTAATATATGGAGTGGTTTTTCAAGTGTAGCAAGTACAGTCTCTGATGTTGCTTCCGATGTATGGGGGTGGGTTACTGACAAAGCATCAATCGTTACCCATCTTTGGGATAAAATTGGTCGTGGTACAGGTGGATTTACTGATAAAGCGGGTGATATTGCTAGTGGTATTAAAAATAAAGGTATCGAAGCAGCCAAAGAATTAATTTTTCAAAAAGGACAAGAGGGTTCGCCATCTCCATCTGGTACAGGAATCGAACGTTGGCGAGGTGTTATTACAAAAGCATTGTCTATGAATGGCCTTCCAACTTCAGGAAATTATGTGAACGCTTGGTTAAGGCAAGTTCAATCAGAATCTGGCGGTAATGAAAAGGCTGTTCAAGGTGGTTATGTTGATATAAACACATTGAGCGGCGATTTAGCAAAAGGGTTATTACAAACGATTTCGGCAACTTTTAATGCTTATAAATTCCCAGGACATAGTAATATTTTTAACGGGTTTGATAATGCGTTAGCTGCCATTAATTATGCTAAAAATCGTTATGGTTATAGCGGTATGTTGGATGTAATAGGTCATGGTCATGGTTATGCTCAAGGTACACCTTGGGTTCCTGAAGATCAGTTAGCTATGATTCATGAAGGTGAAATGGTTGTACCAGCTGAATATAATCCATATAATACTTTAAGTAATTTTCAAGGTTTTGACAGGCTTCAATTACCAGAAGTATTCAACGAAACGCCTATGGATTATAATAATTTTTCTACTTATGGTAATTCTGATGATGTTTCAAATTATGGTATTAACAATATGAATAATTCCTTGACTAATGCAATTATGATGCTAATTCAAAAACTAGGTGCCGAACCAACACAAGATACTAATGGTGATATTATTATCAATATTGGTGGTCACGAATTTGGACGCATTGCAGTTTCAGAAATTAACAAATATCATCAGCAAATTGGTTATACGGAATTAAATTTATAAGGAGGGATAACAAATGTCTGGAAGTCTTTTGATAAATGGGGTGTCTGTTAAAACTCCTCGTAAATTTCAAGTTAGTTATCAAACAATTGATGCAGATTCTTCAGGGAGAAATGCAAATGGGGACATGGTCAGAGATATCATAGCTCAAAAAGTAAAAATTGAATTAGAATGGGGTCCACTTGATGATACAACAGCTTCAACGATATTACTTGCTGTAAAAACGAAGTTTTTTACTGTAACTTATCCAGATGCAGAAACAGGTGGGCAAGTAACAAAGACATTTTATTCAGGTGACAGAAGCTTACCTTCATATTCTTGGAATGACAATTTTTCTAAGATAAAATGGGAAAGTTTCACAGCCAACTTTATTGAGAAGTAGAAAAAGGTGGTGGTTATTTATGTTGGCAACTAGCCAAAAATTTAAAGAAGCAATTGAAAGTAGCACAAGACAAATTAAAACTAGAATAATTTTAAAGGGCATCACTTATGTTAATAGTGATGTCTTTTCTGTTGAATACAATGGTGGTAGTATCACGGGTGATACTTTTAACATTGGCTCAACTTTTTCAAATAATATCAAGGTTACTTTTTCGTCAGTTATTGAAGGATTGTTATTGGATGATGAAATTAAACTTGAATTTGGTGTAGTTCTTTCTGATTTAACAGTTGAATATGTCAAAATGGGTACTTTTTACATAACATCATATGATCCACAACGAAACGACTTTAAAACAGTCATTGAAGCCTCTGATAAAATGATTCAATTGAATGGTACTTATGAATCAGAATTATCTTATCCTTCAACGATAAAAAAAGTCGCTATGGAAATAGCGAATAAAGCAGGACTTTTAGTTAATGAAACGTCATTTTCTAGATTAAGTGATATGCCGATAAATGAACCATCAGGATATACATATCGACAAGCCATCGGTTTAATTGCTCAATTCGAATGTGGATTTGCTTTGATTGATAGGAACGGTTTACTTGATATTAGAATGTTGAGCGATCCTGAATATGCAGTTAATCCTGATAGCTATTTTTCAAAAGGATTGACTAAGGATGAAACAAATTATCAGATTGGAGGAATTAATTGTAAAGTAGTTACTAAAAATGGAGATTCATCAGAAACAACTACTTTACAAAGTGGTTCGACATCGGGTGCGCAAATTTCTATCGAGAATAATGTTATGACCCAAACATTGTTAGACGATATGTATCAGAAGTTAAGAAATTTAAACTATTTTCCTTTCACATTATCTTGGCGAGGTAATCCTTCTTTAGAATCTGGTGATTGGATAACTGTTGTTGATTTAAAAGGTACGAGATTAAAAGTACCAAATTTAAATTATAAGTTAACTTTTTCTGGTGGTCTAAAAGCAACTAGTAGTGCAAATACTCAAACGATTTCCAGTTCAAGTTATCAATATAAAGGTAATCTTCAACAACAGATTATTGAATTGTCTGGTCGTATAGGTGCTGCAGGAAACCATATATATGATAGTTTAGAGGAACCACTAAATCCGAAAGAAAAAGATTTATGGTTTAAACCTAATGGTCCTGACACTGAAATCTGGATTTACCAAGATGGCGAGTGGGTATTTCAAGTATCCACTGCAACGAATCCAGAAATTATCCAAGCAATTGAACAAGCCAAAACAGAAGCTGAGGATGCTAAGACTTCTGCACAAGATGCAGTAGATAAAGCAAATGTCAGCGTTGCAGCAGTTCAAGCAAACACACAACTAATTAATGATGTGAATATTGTTGCGAACAATGCTAAGAATCAAGCTCAGACTGCAGCTACTAATGCACAAACGGCGTTGACAAATGCGAATGCTGCTAAAACAACTGCTCAAACTGCTTTGGACAAAGCCAATGGTGTTTCAAGTAAGGTAACAACCATTGAAACAAATATTGACACAATCAATGGCACGCTATCTAGCAAAGCGAATACGACTGATTTGAATGCGTTGAAAGGTCGTTTAAGTACAGCTGAAACAAATATTACTCAAAATGCGAATGATATTTTGCAAAAAGCGAGTAAAACAGATGTTAACACTTTAACAGGTCGGGTGACTTCTGCAGAAGGTAGTATCAGTACAATGGCTGGCCAGATTGCTTTAAAAGCAAATCAAACCGATGTCAACACAATCACAGGCAAGGTTTCTAGCCTGGAGTCCAATTTCACTATTCAAAGTGGACAAATATCGGCGTTGAATACTAAAACTGATGGTCATACAACTCAAATTGGCAGTCTACAAAGTTCATACAGTGGGTTAGTTAGCACAGTTTCAAACGTCCAAAATGACTTAAATAATTTGTCAATTGGTGGAGAAAATCTATTATTTGATACAGATGTTGGCAGTTTAACCAAAGTTAATGGACCTAAAAATCGATATTTTTCAGATGCAAGCAATTCAGCCATTACAGATATTGGATTTAAACAAGTTTCGGATTCACCTACACCTTCCGGTTTTGTGGTTGAAGCGACATCAGTAGGTGGTGGTACTGGTGGTAGAAGAATAGCATTCTATAGTGGCAATACGACTTTTCCTTTCGTAAAAGGCGAAACTTACACAATGAGTTGTTATGCAAGGAAAATTTCTGGCTCACCTAAAATTCCGTTTCAATATTGGAATTCCGTTGAAGGAAGTATAACATCTAATGTTGATGTTGATAGTACAGAATGGCGTCAATATTCTTGGACTTTTGTTTATAATTTTGATAATCCGTCATTTGCTTATATGGGTGGTATTAGCGGTTTAACTGCTGGGACTTTGCAGTCTTGTGGCTTCAAATTAGAGAGAGGTAATAGAGCTACTGCATGGGGCTTATCACAATATGAGTTAGCTACTGTGACAGCTTTATCTGAACTTTCTCAAGATGTGAGCGGCTTCAAACAAACTGTAGCTAACACTTATTTAACTAAAACTGATGCAAATAATCTTTACCCAACAAATACCACAGTTACATCACAAATCAGTCAATCAGCAACAGAAGTTAGACAAGACATTCAATCATGGACTAATGGGAGATTGACGGATTACAGCACGATTCAAAGCACGTCCAATAGTATCGCTAGTGCAGTCGCTGACAAAGTTACACAAACTCAATGGACACAATTAAGCAATCAGTTTACAAGTACTGTTAGCCAAATTAGTAATAACTCTAATTTATTTTCAATCAACAAAATGAAGCAGTCAACAAGTTACCATCCAGATTACACGACATTTTTATTGGTTGAAATTGCCACTGACGTTGGCGCAACATATACGGCTTCAAGTGACCATCCAAGTCAGAATTTATGGTTTATGCCAGCGAATAATAGTAGTATCTCAGCGAATACTTATCGAGTTTACAACGGGAAAACCGTTACTTTCATAGCAACCTCAGCAAAGTCATACGTAGCGATCAGAGATACATCTACTAAAAGTCAACTCGCTAATGAAACTTATCATTTGAAAGTTGAAAGAGGACTTAATGCGACGGATTGGTCACCATCGGCACAGGATTCAGCCAGTCAGACACAATTTACTCAAACCATTGATGATTTTAATTTAAGGATTGTAGAAAAAGGGACTGTTACAACCCAAATTAATTTAGAATCTGGGCAAGTTTTGATTGATACGAATCAGTTATTACTCAGTGCAAGTACTGTTAAGTTTACTGGTTCAGCTTTTATACCAAACGCAATGATTCAATCAATTACAGCGGATAAAATTACAGCAGGAACGATTAATGCTGCTAATGTGAACATCATCAATTTGAATGCTGCAAATATCACCACAGGTACGTTAACTGGTGCTAATCTATCTATGAATTTAAACACTGGCGAAGTTCTTTTTCAAAAAGGTGCAATTAGAAAGACGGATGGTAATTTTGTTATCGACATTACAAATGGTGAGATTTCAAGCGATGATTCGAATGGTGGATTTTCACTGAAAAGCGGTGCGCTAAACCTCAGAAGGAAAGTGGATAATGCAGAATACGGTTCTATTAATTACGGTTTATATGACCTCGGACAAAGTAGTCTAGGGATAAGCATAACTGGAAACAAAGGTTATATGTTGCGGACTTCAAATTTTGTTGGATCAGGTGGTGGAATAAATTCAATTACTGGAACAGGGATTTACTCACAAGCACTTCCGAGTGTAACAAGTATTAGAATAGAAGCGCAAGATGGAGTCCATATTGCCGGGGGTCCAGCCTACCAATCTACCAACAATTCTCTTCTAGTTCCAATGCTATCTGTCGGAGGTGGAATAACATATCAAACAAGTATTATAGGAAAAGCAAAATCAGTATATTTTTATGCACTAAATAGCAGCGGCCAATCAAGTATTGTTTTGAAAAAAGGGACTTTTGACATCTCATCCGCCGATACTTCTATTTATGGCAAACTTTATGTCACGGGATCTAAAAATGCCATTCATGCTACTCGTGACGGCATTAGAGCGACACCAGCTTATGAAACTGCTGAATCATATCTTGGTGACATTGGTAGTAATTACACACGTCAAAATTGCGAAGTATGGGTGCCAATCGAAGGATTATTTAGCGATACTGTTAATACAGATATTGCTTATCACGTGTTCTTGCAAGCGTATGATGATGCTCATTTTTGGGTTTCTGATTTTAAATCAGATAAATTTTTAATTAAATCAGATAAGCCTATGGCAAGATTTGCATGGGAAATTAAGGCAAAACGCCGAGGCTACGAAAAAGACAGATTAGTGTTGCAAGACGAAATAACTAACAAACAAATTGAAGATGCATGGAGGGAATCAGCATGACACAAATTAAATTTAAAAAATCACAAGCAGGTACTTTTTACAGATTGTTGGTAAATGTCAAGGCTAAAGGGCGTAAGACCCGAGCAGTTGCTAAATTTAATAAGCTAATTGGTATTAAGCTCGATGAGCTAGTTGAGGATGAGAAAAATTTAATTGCTCAATATTATCAAGTTGGTGATGATGGTAATCCATTGAAAAACGATGATGGTAAGGAAATTAAATTAGAAAATGCAAATATTGATGAATATCATAATGATTGGCAAGAATTACATGATGAAGATGTCGTGATTGATTTAACAGAGTATCAACCATATTTAGAATTTCTAATTTCTGCATTGTTAGATTGGGACCAAGACTTAAATGGTGTTGATGCAATTATATATGATGAATTGCTAGATTTACTTGAATCAATTGAAACAGAGGATGCTGAATAATCAGTGTCCTTTTTAAATAATTAAAAATTAGGAGGAATTTATTATGAAATTAAAAATCAGTGAAATATCGGTAATTTTTGAGGAAGGAAACATTACAGGGTATAGAGCAAATTTCAATTATAACGAAAATGGCGAATTTTTAAATGGCACAGTAAAAATTCCAATCGACACACAAATGGAGGTGGTAGCTATTGAATCAGCAGTGAAATTGGCTTTGAAAAATAAGTTTGAAGAGGAAGAAACTGCAGAATAGAAGGTGATTTTATGTGGCGAGTTGTTATTTTAAAATGGGATAGTTTAGTCTTAAGCATTGTGTCTTTCATGTACGGCATGATGCTTTTAAGTTTTCCTCAAATTTTAGGTGGGTACATGGTGTATAACCTAATTGATGAATTATTTGATTACCATACGATTGGTATTACTTTCATGCTATTAGGTTTTATGAAAACTTTAGGCGTATTTCTTAATAGCAAAAAAATCAAACGTATTTCGCTCGTTTCATTGGCAATGGTATGGTCTGTTTTTTCAGTATCATTCTTACTAAGTCCACCACCTAATACCATATGGATATTTTCATTAGGCATGGCTTTATTGGCTTTTGGAATTGCATTGAAGGAGGGCTAATGGAACAACAAAATATTGCCATCGTCATAACGGCATTAATTTCTGGAGCTTTCACTTATTTAGCTGCCAAGTCACAAAATAAAGTCACTCTAGAAGCTGAAAATGTTAAAAATGCAACTTCTTTATATGAAGAATATAAAGAACTTAATCAGCAATTGAAGGACAAAGTCGATAAGCTAGAGAAAAAAATTGAAGAATTAGAAAGTAAATATGCTAGTGAAATCGAATTTTATAAAGGACAAATTGTAAAGCTAGAAACAAAAAATGAATCTTTGGAAAAAGAAAATGAAGTATTGAGAATTGAAAACGCAAAATTGAAAGGATGATAAAAATGGATTTAAATTTTATTACAGAAAACTTTGTACCAGTTATTGTTGTAGCGTGCGTGCTTGTAGGTTATATCATCAAGTCTACGCCAGTTTTTGCTAAGGTTGCGAATAATTACATTCCGTTAATTGTAACGGTCTTAGGCGCTATCCTAGGGGCTGTTATGAACGGATTAACAATCGAAGCAATTGTTTATGGTGCAGTTAGCGGATTAGCTTCAACTGGCTTACACCAAGTATTTTCACAATTATTAAATATCAATTCAGACACGAGCAAATAGCTTGTGTCTTTTTAGTTAGGAGGAAACATGGTTAAAAATATTAATGGCGATATTTATAGCGATTTAATTACTTCAAGCCGTTCTGAGCTTTATGGCACAAATGGCAGTCGTGAATTATCTTCCGTTAGATATATCGTTATACACGGAACAGCCAGCACGAATATTAATAATGTGTTTACTAGTTGGTCAGTAGCCGATAATAATTATGCAACAGGTCGTCAAGCTAGTGCGAATTATGTTGTTAATGATTCGCAAATCGTAGGGTGCGTTGGTGAGAATGCTTCGGCATGGCACTGTGGTGGTACTGGTGCAATTACTAATCAGAATTCGATTGGGATTGAACACGTCAATAGTTATATCGGAAATCTGAACGATGCTAGTACATATCTATTTAGTGAAGCAACAATTAACAATGGGGCTCGACTAACTGCAGAAATCTGTAAACGACTTGGTATTGTACCTAGCGCTTCAACGATCGTACCACACAAAGCAGTTTACGCAACGGCATGCCCACAATCATTGGATATGAATGATTACATTAAACGTGTGCAGAATTATTACAATGGAAACTCAAATTCAAGCAGCACTTCAACAGCAAGCAAAATAATTGAAAAAATTGGAGGAAAAACAAACATGATTTTATTTCAAGAAGGTTCAAAAGTATTTTTATGGGTTGGTAATCAATATACTCATATTGGTGACATTAGCGAGTTAGACAGCATTAAAACTATGATGGCGAAAGCAGGATATGACACATGGATTCATACTGACGCTAAACAGATTAAATACATTAAGAAGCTAGCTACTGAAGCTAAATAATACTCACGCCCTCGTTTAATTTGTGTATTGACAGCTAAAATATTTTTGTTAAAATAAGGTTAAATTTAGCACTTTGATTGAAAGTGTGCTAACCTACTAGAGCTGACTGATGGTAAAGGTCAGCTCTTTTTTTAACCCTAAATTTTTTACATAATTTTTTTAACAAAACACTTGAAATTTTAAAAAAACGGTCTTAAAATAATGGTGTAAGAGGTAATATAAAATAGAAAGGAATGATTGATATGGCAAATGAAATTACCCCTCGCAACAACAATTTGTTTAACATGACTCCTTTTAATTTTTTTGAGGACTTCGGTAGAGGCTTTTTCGATAATTTTAAGGATCAAATGGTAAAAACAGATATTCATGAGAATGATACGGAATATCTTGTTGAAGCAGAACTTCCTGGTTTTGAAAAAGATAATGTAAATATTTCTTATGAAAATGATGTTTTAACAATTGAGGCGACACACAAAACTGATGATAAAAAAGAAGATGATAAGGGCAATCTAGTTAGAAGTGAACGAAGTTTTAGTGCTGTTCGAAGACAATTTTTAATTAGTAACATTGATAAAGATAAAGTTAAAGCTAAATATGAAGAAGGTATTTTGAAAATTGTCCTTCCGAAAAGTCAAGCAAATGGACAACCTAAAAGTATTATTCCAATTGAGTAGTATTTTGCCATCCTTTTTAGGGTGGCCTTATTTGCTTTTTTATAATATACGTGTTAGTGTGTATAAGTAATCAATTTTGGCATGTAATGAGAGTAGTATATAGAAATAGATAGTTCTCCTTTTGCTTATCAAACATTTTTTGCAATAATAAGCATACAAGATATGCACAAGGAGGAAACAATATGAGTAATGGTACAGTAAAATGGTTTAATGCGGAAAAAGGTTTTGGATTTATCACTGGAGAAGACAACAAAGATTTATTTGTACATTTTTCAGGAATTCAATCTGATGGATTTAAATCTTTAGATGAAGGTCAAGCAGTAACGTTTGATACTGAAGAAGGTCAACGTGGTTTACAAGCTGTTAATGTTTGTAAAGCATAATTTCAAAAGCAGTCACGATTTATTTCGTGGCTCTTTTTTTATTTTAAGCCCCATTTAAGCTCCCCGCTATACTATTAATTCATCCCAAATAATTAATCTTTTTCATAACTCCTTCCACTATCAGAGATGATGGTGGTTTTTTATACCTTTACATATTCTTGTATAAATTGATATAATCCATTTAAATTAATAAAGTATGAGGCGAATGACTTTGAATATATTTGATAATATCAATCCTGACAACAGGCGAAAAATAGAAAATTATATAGAAGATGAAGAGAATAAAAGGTTTAAAAATAATCATCCTAAGAAAACAGAAGCGCAGTTGGTACAGTTAATGCATGAAAAAGGGATATTGTTTAACATAACAGATAGGGAAAAAGCAAAAGTTCGGCTAAGAGAAAGCACATATTACTTTAAATTAGGATCTTACAGACATAATTTTGATAAAAACGCTAAAGGGAAATACAAATACTTAGAATTTGCTTATTTAGAAGATTTATCAATTTTAGATATGCGTTTTAGAAATATAGTGTTATCGGCGTCATTAAATCTTGAACATTCCTTAAAAACCTTGATTAATTATATAATCTCAAAAGATAAAAACGAAGATGGATATGACATAGTGAAAGACTTTTTAAATGAAAAGAATTTTGACTTGGATGGTTTATATCGGTTATATTCAAAACAAAACCATTATTTACATAATTTAAAATCAAAACATAGTGATTGTACATCAATCTGGGTTTTACTAGAAATAATTACTTTTGGAGGATTATCACAATTCGTTGAGTTTTATTTTGATGGAGATAGACCCTTTAAAATGAGATTGAAACATGCTGCCGCTCTTATTAAATTCGCAAAAAATGTTAGAAATGCAGCGGCCCATAATAATCCAATAATTTTAAACATGAGAAAAGTTTCATTAATTTCTCCAGATCAAAAAATAATGCGAGTCAATAATGAAATTGGTCTACAGTCTAAAATTTATAGAAATCCTAAAATAAATGATATATTGAGTCTATTTTATTTGTGCGATATTTATTGCAGTAAAGGCATTAAATCCCATTTGTTGGAAGAACTTGAAGCATTTCGTGATAGATGTGAGAAAAATGCTGATTACTATAAAAAAAATCAGCATTTACTTGATTTATTTGAATCTTTGAATCTAATGATTGACTATTATCAAAATAGGTGGTAACATTCTATGTGAGTAAAAAAGGTTAGCCCTTTGCACTCTATTTGCTTCGAGCATTTAGGTGTTAATTTTAAAATTTATCATGTACGTACACAGATTAATTGTTTCCGCGGTTTCTGTTTATTGGCGTATGTGGAAAGACCTGAAAATAAAAAACAGGTCTTTTTTTATTTATGTAATATCCCCCACCGCACGGTGGGTTTTTGTTTGCAATATTTTTATAAAAATATTATGATAAATAAAGCTAAAAGTTAGCTATTATCATTACTATCCATCTCTCTCGAGGTGGTTTTTTTGACTTGAAATTATCATTACTTGTACTTGATTACTCCCAAGTCATGAGTATTAACGGAGGATGCTCGATGTCATGAGTAGTCTTTTTTACTATCTTTCATCAAAAACAATATACGAACTGCCTCTTTTACTAATAGATGCTTTTATTTTCTTTTCTTTTATAAGTTGTTCGACAGTATCAGTAATATCTTTTATATTTTCTGTATGAATATCGAAAGTGATTCCATATTTTTCTTCTGTTCCAATTGGATTTGTTTTAAATGAATTCAGTATTATATTCGCAATTCTATTGTTATACATTTTATAACTGCCACCTTTAAGTATTAATCAAGAATAGTATATCAAATTATGTTTTAAATTTTCTTTATGGCGTTTCAGAACGTGAATCTATTTTAAAAGGCTGAATTAATCAGCCTTTTTTGCTTAAAAAGTAGCAAAAAAGTAGCAAAAGTTACGTATAACGACGTAGCACTACTAAATTTTTATTGTTAAAAATCGCTTAAAACCCTTGATTTAATTGGTTTTTGTATAATGTAGAAAGTCTACGTTTCGGTTAATTTATAACAAACAAATGTAATATTAAAAGCCTTGTATCCCTTGTTTATCAAGTGGTGCAAGGCTTTCTATTACCTAAAATCTTTAAAAGTGGTACTAAAGAGGCAAAACATTTAAAAAGTGTTTTTTCGAATTTGTTTAATAATTGATTAAAGACGGTTAGTTGTGTATCTCACTAGTCAGTGATGGTAGTACTGAAAATGATTATGAGTAAATTAATTCATCTAATTCAGTAAATATATACCACGATTATTGTGTTATACTCAAATCGTTTTAAACATTAAAGTTGGATGATATTTTAGATTGGAGTTTTCATGAAGCAACATTTAAATTTGTTTTATCCGCAATGGCAGGGTTCTGGAGAATCAAAAGATATTTTAAGAGGTGCAAAAACAATAATTAATTCAAAATTGGTTAATTTTCCCTTTAAATCTGTTGCAGTTAGTGAAGAGGATAATATTAACCAAAGCAATGATATACTTGGATATGATTTGATTATTTCACAGCTTAAAAATGCTCAACAAATAATTGATGAATCCAATCCTGAAACAATTTTTACTATTGGAGGTGGCTGTGATTCAGAGATACCTTCTATAAATTATTTAAATCAATTTTATAATAATAATATAACGGTACTTTGGATTGACGCTCATGGAGATTTAAATACGCCAAAAAGTTCTGATAGCAAGCATTTTCATGGGATGCCACTAAGAATATTAATTGAAAATGTTGATAATGAATTAGATGAAGTGTTCAAATACAAACTTAAACCAAGCCAGGCTATATTGATTGGTCAAAGAGATTTAGATAAACCAGAAATTGATTTTATCCGAAAAAATGAAATATCGATTTATGATGATATCAATAAGATTGAAAATGATAGGAAGAATATCATTGAGCAATTAAAAGAAATTTCGAGTGATAATCTCTACTTACATATTGATTTAGATGTTCTTGATAATATTGATTTTCCAGAGGTTTTAGTTCCAGTTGAAGGTGGAATTAAATCTAATCAACTAATTGGTTTAATTGAAGATTTAAGAAAAGAATTTACAATTGTAGGAATGGGTCTTGTGGAATATACAGGTTCAGATATTTCAAATAATTCAATAATCCAATATTTACTTTCAATCGGTTCTCATTTATCTGAGTAACGCTAAACTGACACAATATGATGAGGTGATATTTAGCATTAATAATAAATCAATTTTAATGAGTGAGCGTTCAAAACTAAATAATAATTTAGTTTTGAATTTTGTATAGAAAGAGATTAAACAGTGATATTGCTAGAATCAGTGAATAATCCATATCATTAAAAAATTTAATAAATATTTTTTATAGCTAGTCATTAATTATTCGCTGATTTCTTTTTCAATTGTTCTTTGTTTGTCAGTAGCTTGAATAAATATGGATTTTTTGTTATTAAAAATCTTATTTATAATAATCCCTTCATGCATTGAATAAAAAAGAAACAACCTCGGTTTTCTAGGTTATTTCTTGTATAATCAGTAAAATGGTTGAATTATAGTATCAATTTATATTATTAATACTTTAAATAGGTGCTTTATTTTTTACTAGAAAGTATCAGGACACTCAATACAATAAATAGACTAATACCAAAAATAATGTTATCTGACAAGATGCCAAAAATCGCACTTATGAATAGGGTAGCGATAATATAAGAGATGCGTTTTCTTGAAAAATTCAAAAAATCAGTCCTTTCTTTCTCTAATTAAGCGTAACATTTTAGAAATTTAGATTAAAGAAAATCGCTCATTAGAATTATTTTTTATAAATTAATTCAAAAAATCTTATCTTAAAAATAGTAATATCCAAGTAATTTAACAGGCGATTAATAATAATTATACTTTAAGAGTGTCGTGTGCATTGACATTTGCACCAGTTATCACCTTTTTGGTTACATAGTGACAATTTTCCTGACTGTATTCGCCGTTCTAATTGTAATCAGTTCTTTCGATTTCGTAGAAGCAGTTTTTGACCACCATTTCGTTTTTTGATAGTCTTTTCGAATGAATGACCAAAAAATAACGTTATTACAATGATGTATTTTTTCATACTTTTGGTTAGGGTTACCAATTTCGTCATATAGCTTTTCAAATGTCAGAGATGGTAACATGAATATCAAATTATCGTAAATATCTTTATTGTCACTCCCCCACCATTCAGGTGCATTATTTAATGCCTCTTTTAAATTTGCCTGCAAAATAGTATGAACTGAAATCTTTAGATCGAATTTTTCTTTTATCATAGCATTGATGAGAATTGAGCACTTATTTTCATCATCAATAGGACTGGAAAAGATTATATTGCCACTGTTAAGATAAGTAGCGACGTTTGAAAAACCAAGCTTTTCAATTTCCATTTTTAGCTTAGACATTATAATTTTATTTTTGCCACCAACGTTTATTCCTCTTAACAGGGCGATATATCTCTTCATAAAAGCCTCCTCTTTATTTAATCTTTTTTGTTATATTTATCATAGCAAGAATCGTTTTAAATTCAAATATTTCAAATTATTTTTATATAGAAAATACTTAATTAAAATGCTATGATTTAGCATAACTTAATTTGATGAAAGGATAGATTTATGGCATATTTTCATTTAGTTACGAGGCAAGAAATGTTTTTAGGTCAGAAAATAAATTTTGATAAGGATAATAAAAATCGCCTGTTTCACTTTTTTTTAGAAAATGATTTTAAAAGTGTGTCTGGGTTAAATGTTAACCAAATCATAGAAAAATTAGCTACACCCTATCAAAATGATGATGATGTTCATTTTCTAAAAGATATGAGAGGTCATGAATTACGTGGCATCAGAGAAATTATAACTGAATTAGTAAGACTAGATTTATTTCCAAATTTACCATCCAGATTTGAGTGCTTGTACGCCTCTAGAACGATAGAGGAAGCCCTCATTTGGAAAAATGAGTTTGATAAATTTAATAGAAATGTTTTACAAATTGTTAAATTAAAAACAGATGGACCTATTTTTGTTGGTGACGCAAATATGTTACCAGACCTTGAAAATCAGACCTTGATACAAAAAATTCAACAAGCTAAAAAATATTGGGAATCATCAGATAAAAGTGAATTACCTGAAGTTTTATTAGGTGGACAAATTACTGTGACAGAGATTGTTAGGCAATATTAAATAATTTTTTATGTGATATGATATAAAAAATATATAATCTAGAATTGAAAGGAGTAAAATAATGACAGGGATAGCAGATGCTTTAGTAATTATTGATCTTCAAAATGGTGTATGTAATGCCGATGGACAAATTTATAATTTTAAAAATCTTGTAAAATTAGTTAATCAGCGCATTGTACAATACAGTGAACAAAATAAAGAAATTATTATCATTCAGCATTGTGATGAGACCTTATTAGAAGGGAGCTACGATTGGAAAGTTGTGCCTGAATTAAATATACCGACAGACGTTCATAAAGTGGTAAAAACACATGCCGATTCCTTTTATCAAACTAATTTTAATCGTTTACTTGAAAATTTAAATATAAAGGAAATAGAGGTCTGTGGCGCTCAAACTGAGTATTGTATTGATGCAACAATAAAAGTAGCTCATGATTTAGGCTACCATATTAAAATGCAGCACAACGCAACTGCAACATATAATAATTCATATATGAGTGCTCAAGACACAATTGCTTTTTATGAGAACATTTGGCACAATCGTTTTTTGACGTTTATTAATTAGGTCGTATTTTTGTAAAATTCAGCTTGAAAAATTGATAAAAGTAGCTATTTTCTTTTGTCGTTATTGTTATTTTAATTGATTTTTATATATAAAGAGAACAAGGTAGTGAAGCTATTTTCACCACCTTTTTTTATATTTTGAAGTTAACTATTAGTAATCTAAAATAAAGTTAATTTAATTCAGCTTGTTTTAACCAAAATATTATTTTTTTCTTTAAATCATTTGAATTGCATAGCAAAGTGATATTTCTGGTAAAGTTGTTATTTTTAATTGGAATATATTTCAATTTTTTATCAATATCAACTGCATTCATCTTTGGTAAAATTGTCACTCCAATGTTTAATTTGACTAGTGCTAATATTGCTTCGTTTTGGTCCACCTCAATGATATGATTAAATTGAAGTGATTGATGACTTAAGTAGCGTTCTAAGAATATTTTAATATCACAATTAGAAGATGGTAAAATTAAGCATTGCTGAGATAGTGTCTCTATATCAACTTCACTACAATTGGCTAAATGATTTTCTTTTGAAGTGATTAATACATAAGGTTCGTTTTTTATTATTTCAGTATAGTCCTTGTCTTCAATATCTTGCCCAAATGCAAAATCAATTTTATTTTCTAATAACATATCTTCAAGTTCTTTCGTTGTATCACGGGTCAGAATCTTGGTTTTTATCTTTTGCTGATTGATTATATTGATTAAACTTGGTAAATAATGATTTGCAATGCTTGGCAGTGCCCCTATTCGTAGGCTTTCTCTTTCGGAAGATGAAAAAATTTGATATAAGTCTTCAATTTTATTAATAATTTAATTGATTTCAGTTAAAAATTTTACGCCTTCTTTAGTTAATTTTACACCATGATTACTGCGTTTAAAAAAGATGGTCTGAAATTCATTTTCTAATAATTTGATTTGTTTGGTCAATGCCGGTTGTGAGATGTGAAGCTGCTTAGCAGCTTGATTGATACTTTGTAATTCGGCAATTTTTTTGAAGTAATATAATTGTGGTAAATTCATTGCTACTCCTTATAATTTTAAGTTATAACACTATACTTAATCTGTATTATACAGTACTTATAATAAAAGTATAATTATTATAAAGGAGGCAATATGACAGATAAAAACAATGAAATTACAATTCAAGAAATTTTGTCAGCAAGAAAGCAAATTCAAGCATTTATTCGTAAAACACCGCTGGAATTTAATGAAGAATTGAGTAAAAAATATCAATCCAATATTTATTTGAAGCTTGAGAATTTACAGACTACAGGTAGTTTTAAAATTCGTGGTGCATTCAATAAATTAAAATGGATAGAAAAACAGTCTTTTGCAGGTGTCATTGCGCCATCTGCAGGTAATCATGGCATTGGATTAGCATATGCAGCCAAACAGTTGGATATCGAGGCTCATATTTATCTTCCTGAAAATACCGATAAAGGAAAAATTAGGCAATTAAAAAATTTGAATGCAAAATTAAAATTTTTTGATGATATTGAATTAGCCAGGTTACAGGCAATAAAGGATGCGCAAATGAATCATTATTGTTTTGTTTCGGCATATAATGATCAACAAATGATTTCTGCTAATGGAACAATTGCTTTAGAAATTTTAGAAGAACTTCCTAACTTGGATTCGATAATTATTCCAATCGGAGGTGGTGGCTTATCTTCGGGCGTATCAACCGTTTTGAAGACAATAAATCCCGAGATTAATGTGATTGGTGTTCAAACAGAAAATAGTCCGACTTTTGCAAAATGGTATCAGGAAAATAAAATTTCAGAAGTAGTGCTTAAATCATCAATTGCCGAGGGACTAAGTGGACCCATTGAACAGACAACGATTACCTTTCCGATTATTCAAAAAAATGTTAATCGAATTGTGACAGTATCAGAAACGGAAATCAAATTAGCAATGAAGGAATTATTAAATTATCAGTATATTGTTGAGCCATCAGGTGCTGTTGGTATTGCTGCATTGAAAAAATGCCAATCAGAAATCATCGGTAAAAATACTGCAATTTTGATTACTGGTCAAAACATTTCTTGGGATAGATTGATTGAGTATGTTAAATAACGATTATCTATAATTTTAAAAAGGTATTAATATTACTCTTTAGTTTGAATATAAATTTTAAATAGAAATATTGAACGATAAAAAAGCAGAGCCATACTTTAAAAAGCCTGCCTTTTTATAAATCACTTAATACTAATACTTATTGTTTAAATGTTAAAAAAATCATAGGACGCTTGAAGTCTGTTTAGCTATTTTGCCTAAAATAGGTTGAGCAACGGCTCAGCGACTACTTTGCCGGTTTGGTATAAGGCAAAATTTTAGTCTGTAATCCAATACTGGTTCCATAAGTAAAGGGGTGATTATCAAAATTTGCTAAGTTTTTTGTTCGGCCATTAATGATAATACCGCTAAACTTTGCTTTTTATAAAATCGGATATTTTTTCAGCATCTTGGTAGATATCAATATCATTAATTGTCGCACCAAGTAGCTGATGATCAAGAATTTAGAGTAGTGAAAGTGATTAGATCAATAAATTTTTAGTGATTTAAATAAAATCAGATACACTTTTTTAGTGGTATCTGATTTTTTTCTGCCTGGCAACAGATGAGCAATTAAATCAATTTATTATTTTAACGATAAATAAAAATGACAGGCGAAACTTTTCATTTTTTTACTCTACTTATATGAAAAATTTTACCTACAAGATATCCAATTAAAAATGATTTGTGTCTAAAATATTGGGATTATTGTTTTATTAATTTTTTTTACCGTCTA